CCAGCACCACGACCGGATACACCATCGCGCCTTTGACCTTGTTCCGGATCTTCTGCGCCTTCTCCATGAACTCCGCCAGGCGGGCCAGCACCACTTCGAGCACGCCGCCCAACTCGCCGGCCTTGACCATGTTCACGTAGAGGCGATTGAAAACCTTCGGATGCTGCGCGAGTCCTTCTGAGAACGTGCTGCCGCCCTCGATCGACAGGGCCAGTTGGGCGATGATGCCTTTGAGGTTGGCGTTCCGTTCCTGCCGTTCCAACAAATACCTTAGACTTAAACCCAAGTTGTCGAACCTGCCATTGAATATTGGGTCCGTATTGGTATTCATCGTGTTCTAATACAACCGGCCCAACGTCCTTGTTTCCGAAGAAATATACCTTGCCAGTATCGTCGATAATGATATAAGAATGGTCAAGCGAAAACTCTGAATCCATTACCGTATAGATAAATGACACATCGTGGTCTATCCCATAAATGAGTCCAGTGCTACCTATCCAAAAATAGGACTGATTCGCATCAAACCGGATTAGTCTTTTGCAGGATTGTTCGGTATTCGGATGTAATATTCGTGGTGTTATTTGGCCATCCCAAATGGGTGGTCTTATGGTAACACCACCGATAGGCGGTTTGCCAAAATCAACATTCTTGCAAACGCTCAGTCCGTTGACAGGGGCAGTATTGCTCGCCAGAGCATCCACCAACCCCCTGTCAAACGACGGGAAAAGGAAATCGGTGCGAGGCATTAGCCCTTAGCCTCAAAGTAAAACGTAGCACTAATGGTAGAGGTCGTCCACGAACTTGCAGCAATAGAGACACGCACATATCTACCAAAACCAGATAATGCAGTAGCGGTAGCATCGGGTAGATAATCAAAATCATTATCCCCACTTAGTGTTTCTATATTCGCTTCACTTCTGATAGTAATAATATCAGCCCAATTAACACCATCGTTTGATGTTTGTAGTTTTACGGTTGCGGTATTACTTGTTCCTACACAGGTAGCAAATTTACTTTGAATAGCCAATTCTTTATACCCACGTAAATCAATTGAATCCGTATTGGTATTCGCCGCTATTGCACTAACGGTCTGCGATGTGTTTTTATAACTTATCATTTCTCCCCCTTATGAAGCACCACCCGATGTGCCACCCTCGCCGGACGCACTCGCACGACCTTGATGGGCATACTGGGCAATGCCAACTTTTATTAATTCTTGAACCTTTTGTGCTAAATATGAAGCCTTCGGAAGTTGGTTATCTTTAATTGCCACCAACTCCGCTACTTTATATGGTATCACTATCTGAAACTCATCGGGTATTGCTAAATTATCAGTCAATGCTGTCAATGAAGCAGGTATCGTAACAATGAGAACATTAACCGTTGCGTTAAGTGGTGAGGTTGCCAAAAGCGGATATATTGAAATATAGTTTCCACGATAATGCCAATAATAAGGATGATTAAAATCTGGAGCATGAGGAACATTGTCCGGCTCAACCATTAAAAGACTACGAACACCAATGTCGCTACCATAATCATATTCCAATGATAATACACCAGACGTATTCGCAGGTGGTGAATAACGAACGGTTGTTCCCAACGTAATCGTTGACCAAGACTGATAACATCGAGCTTCTGCCGCTACCCACTTCTGGGCATCAGACACCGCACTAATCAATTCATTCTCGGTAATGATATTACTATCGGCAGCCTCCTCGATTATCGTCTGGACTTTAGCTATCGCAGATTGAACATTATATAATGCCATATATCACCCCTAATTATATGGTTCCGTTGTATTGCCAGAAGAACCACCATGTCTCATCGTATTGCCTTCGTCTATTCTACTCGCAATCTTGCCATCTAATCCCATTGTCCATTTCTTATGTGTCGCAGGTTTGTCGGACAAAATGTGTCTCCGCAATATTGATTGAACCGATAGATTCCCTTCTATATCACCACCGGAAATAACATAAGACCGAGCAGCCTGTAATATCAATCCATGAAGTTTGTCTGGTATCTGTTCCATGTCGCCATAGTCAATAGATTTCAAATATCTTACCTTATAAGTTTCAGAAGATTCTGGATTGGGAATTAATTCTATTGTTACCCCATCGGCATCACGAGAATAAATAGAAAAATAATAAGGAGTTCCGTTACGTTCAACATCATCGTATAATTCTGAAACTCTATGAGTCGGTAGGGGCAAAAGAACCCTATTGTTTGTTCCTGCCGTAATCTCAACAATAGAATCGACGGCTATCGGCAATTCGTATGTTGCGGCAGATGTGGTAAAGGTCGTATTGCTTTTCTTAAATGACCAGTCATAAGCATTCCACACCCACATTACCGCCTCGGCCACGGCAGTTTCCAAAACAGATTCTTGCTCTGGACGAAAGCCGGGAATCATCATTAAAACTTTTTTAATATCTTCTCTTGTCATAATAATCCCAACCTTCTCCCCTTAACAACCATTTCCCTTTCATGTCTCCTGCCCTCTGGCGTAGCGGGTTTATAATGATTATAACACTTATTGTGTTCTGCTATTTTTAGACAGGCTACGTAATTCTCCACGCCAGTCTCAAGATGCACTGGCTTTTTCATACGCTTGACACTCATAGGCAATAAACCCATCTTAATCCCCCCGAACGAACTCATAATACGGTTGGCATTTTCACCGCACTCAGGACACTTTATCTGGGACGGATGCGGGTTCAACAATATCAGTTCCTCCGATACTGTCTGGCACTTCTGGCATCGGTATTCCAGTATTGGCATTCATTAACTCCATACGTTTTTTGACCATTTCTTTTACAAACGGGGCATTCTCTGTTATATAAGACGGTTGTGGGCCAGCGTAAAAAGCCTTAACTTCTTCAACCTTTAAGTCTCCCATGATAATACTCTCTTTTTGTTCGGGAAACATTTTCTTATATACGAGCCAATCCTCAACCCCAAATAAACAAAATCCCATGTGATAAACCCTAACCGTTGGGTCATATAATATATCAAATCCATTAGCGTCCATCTGCATACAGAAATAGAAATCCTCACCACGCACCTTTCCACGAGAAGTCGGCGGAGACGCAAAACATGGTTGCGGTATTTTCTCTATGACATGACGTTTAACTAACATAAAAGCCGTTCCAATGCCAGAATGAGGCATCCAAAACGGTTCGTCAATCGGGAATGACCCCAACGGCAACGCATAACTGGCAAGTTGCCCAGTGGAATCCTTCGCAATCTGATAAATCGTAGGATTAAACGGTGGCCCCTTTTTAGTAACTAATGCCGAAACCACATCTACATTATACGAAAGCATCTTTTCTAAATCTTCTGGATTCCATGCCATGTCATCATCAACCCACAACAAATGTGTGCAATCCGTTTTCATAAACATATCTACGCAATCGTTACGAGCCTTATCAATATGAGATACACCTATCGGCCCATAGCGTTCCAATAGAATACCACGTTCCGCAAAATATCTATCGCTTCTCTGGAGACTCGACACGGTTAAAGGCATTACCCCTTCATAACTCGGCATACCTAAAAATATCTTGGGTAACTTTTGAGGTAATATCTTCTGCCTTGCCTCTCTCATTCTGGCAGTGAATAGTTTATCAAATCTTGTTTTGTGTTTTTTCATAAATCAAGGGTAGGGGCATTAACCCCCACCCTTTTATCCCCCCTATTAGGTAAGAACAGAAGTAGCACCAGACATGATGTTCACAGCAAAGGCAGCATTAATGGCCTTTGCGGCAAAATACATATCCGCAGCTATCGTCTTGGTTTCATTGTAGGGCTGTGATGTATCACCGGGGCCGGGAGACTTTATGATGATTTTGGGTTCTGCATAACCCGCCAAATCAACACGAGCCAAAGCATGACGGCCAAGTATCGGAGAACACCATACCGCACCAGTAGCAGAAGCTGCACCACCAACGGTTTCTCTATATGGTCTCGTAAGCCTAAAGGTTTTTACGCCCCATAGACTCTTGACATAGCCATTGGGAATAAGCGAATCTTTTTCGCCATGATATTCCTGAACGGCAAGCCATATAGTGTCATCCATTAGGTCGTTCATCACGGGGTTGCCCATGAGCATATAATACCAATCGTTGTCAAAAGCAGGAGCCTTCAAATCACGTAGCAAGGCTACGCCGTATTTGATTGCCGAACCTGTCATCTTGGCGGACAACCCAGAACCGCTTACCATGCGATAATTGGTATCACTATCGAAAGCAACAGGAGCCGCAGGTGAAACACCAACGGTTGTGCCAACGGCAGTATTGGAAATTACCTGCCCACCATAACCGTAGTTAGTAGCGGTCGGCTCAAAGCAGGCAATGTGCGCCCCAACGAACCAAGCGTTAGTATCGGAAATGGAAGCATCAAAAAATAGCACCGTGCTATTACCCGCACTGGCATCAACAATACCCGTCTTACTGTTTGTAGTATAAACAGAAAGTTGGTCAACCCTAAGAGGAACCGAGCCTCGTAGTATGCACTCAGCCATTAGAATATCGTCAACCGCCTTAGCCGCACCGACTCCATACTCTTTTACAAGAGTAGCGAGTTCGGGGTCTCTGGAAATCAACGAAATGAATTTGGTATGTTCAGACCAGAAAGCATAATGCTTTACGGTAGCCTGTAATGTTTGTCCCTTGAAATCAATCTGATTATCGGTCTTTGAACCTTCTGTAATCTCGGTTGAATCAGGGGTAATAGGCGGTCTGCGGAAAAAGTCAATAACCTTGCCCCTATATAGAGGCACATTCTTGACATCTGCGAACTGAGCCAAAATTAAACTTTCATCCACACCCTCTAAGAACATATTGTCATAGTAGGTCTGAAGGTCTTTGGTCAAAGTCGCAGTAGTTTGTGTAGAAGCCAATTAATATCCCCCCTTTAGAAATATTAAAAGTAAAAATTAACTATCAGGTTTATACCAGCCTACACCCTTTTTGTCCATGATTTCATTCATTTCCTTAGAGCGCATTCCGGCTTTTATCTCCAGAGTTTCCTGCTTCTTGGTAGTCGAAGATGTTTCGAGGAAAGCATCTTTCTTTTTGGTCTCCTCTACCTGCGACTTATGTTCGGCAGTTTTATTTGCGGCATTAGCCAGTTTTTCAGCATCCTGTTTATTCTTTACGTAAGTATAGACCATATCAAGACCATCGGGGTCGGATAATACATTCGGATTGCGTCCAATAAAACTACCCATCTCTTGTTTCATTTGGGAATCAATTCCCGGATGTGTTTCTTTGAACTCACTCCATGCCATCCTTGCCTCTATTTTTGATAGGTCTGGGCCGACAATTTGCCTGTAAAAACCAACCGGGTCTTTAACAAGCATATCAACCATTTCTTCCGTAGTCGGTTGCTTTATTTGTGGCTGTGGCTGAACCTGCTGAATCACCTGCAAGGTGCGGTCTAATTCTGCCTTAGCCCTATCCGCCTCACTCTGTTTCTGTCTTGCAAACTCGTAGATTTCCTCAGGCGTTTTGAATCGTTCCTGCCATGCAGGTTTCGGCTGAGTAATTTCTTCCGGTTGCTTTTCGGTTGACTCTACGACCGGCTTCTCATCGCCAGCATCGTTGATGGTGGCGGTTTTGATTTCGATGGTTTCGTCTGGCATATTATTCCTTTTGTTTGGCGACCCAATCCAGATACTTCTGCGATTCGATGGCCTTGCGTTTATAACTTCTGGTTACTTGCAAGAGATAATCTAATCCGTTGCAATAACCTCTCTCAAATTCTATTTTATCATCTTGCACGATACGAATACTGTCGTGCCTTTTTAGTTCCGCTAACAATGACTCCTGTAAAATACGCCAACCTTCCGTAGATAGCGTATATTCAATGAGACTGTTATCGGCAACAATTCTAAGGTCGGCCTTTTCTTTCTCCTCGTTTATCCCCCTTCCGAATATTTTAGGCAAATCAATTAACATAACCAAAAACTCCTAATATTACGGGTATTACAAATATCGACAATGGTAATCCAACCCTTGTTTCATAAAACATTGCCTTTGTGAACCACAACAACACAAAAGGGATTACCACGTATTTAATCTCAGGCATCGGGAAATAATTAAAGAACAATCCGGCGAAAGCAAACGTAACGAGAATCATACTATTAATAACCATTGGTTTCTTTTTGAAACTCTGTATGTTATACGAAAGCAAAACAGTTGCATTTTCGATTGACTCATTAACTACAACAGCCCCACCATTTCGCACACCAAGTTTAACCACTTCTGTTACATAGTTTTTTTTAACCCCATAGAGAATCCGCAATGACAACATCGTCAATCCGCATACGCACAACATCAGAATAGAATTTAGCCAATGGAATGTTGCCAAGAAATAAACCAATGGTAAAAACAACGTCATCTCACGATTAAGAGAACCTATGACAAGTAATATTGCCGACCAAAGTATGTTTCCCGTAAAAAGAGAGATAATGAAAGATGACCAAATCGCTATTTCTATGTATTGCTCAACGTAATCAAACTGGAACTGCGATACTACCAATATGGCGTAAATCAACGTTCCCAAGTAACCACAACCCCAAAACAACTGACACATTTGGTATATTGCATAAAACGATAATGCTATTGCCGCAACCTTGATTACTTCATAAGACTTTCTGCCCCATATCTTAAATGGATACCACAACCAAGCAACTAATGGACGATATTGCATAGGGGCTAAGGCCGTTCCGTCAAGAACGGATTCCATAACCCCGTAACCATTGAATCTGTTGGTGTAGTTAAATAGCGTTAGACGATATTGGATAACATCAATCATAACCGCTAAAACTATTACCACCGCTATTTCAGTAATAAGTAAATCTCTCCGTAGCGTGGGTCTAAGTCCATCGTATCGCCAACCGCAGCCGCAGAATCCTTGACCACAACCTTGAATTGTATCATATCACTCCAATTACGGACTGACGTTTGCGTAGAACCCATACTGTCAATGGCGTTGTATGTCCTCAATATCCAGTAATCGCTTGCTCGTCCAGTATCGGGGTCAACACTTACAATGGCCTCGTTGACCGTAAGCACCCCAAATTCATAGGATAATATCGAAACGGTTATGGAATCGAAGCTATGATTGTTATCCTCACCAAATAATCTTACCCAACACTTAGCCCACGTATAGTCTGATATATCCACCGGTGGAGTTAGTAAAGAATCTTGCGATTCGTCAAACGCCCAAACCCAATGGTATAGATTGTCACGATTCCAATCTCCAGAATTATAATCATCCCACTGGAAACTTTCGGTTGTAATCAAATATGTTGGGGTTAAAGTAATTGGCAACGTATCAACACCAGTAGAATCTGTAACGATTACACAATAGGTATAAGTCTGATTTTGTCTTAGAGTCATTATACCCGTAGCACCATACAAAGTATCACGATAAGCAGAACCAGATTTTGTTAACGTCGAACCGGAATCAGACCTAACCCAAACAGTATCCGAAGCGGTAACATAATTATATGTAGGTGGTGTCCGCCTAACTATAACTATTTTCTTTACCCCTGAATCTGGGTTGGTTAGCGAAAATGCAATCTTGAAATTCTGATACGTAGTTTCCTGTGCAACCGGAGTAGCAAGAATCATACGCTCAATATCATATAAATCAGAATGTTGGATTCCCGTAACCGCCGCAGAAACCATAGTAGTATCAGTTGCAGTGCTGTCGGTAACTATTAAATAATAAAAGTATTGTCCTCCACGATGCAAGCCGTTTATTGTAAGAGAATCTGGATTTGTAATACTTGCCGTTATTGAATCTTTTCGGATTGGATTGTCAGACGAATCTTGATATACCTGTAACAGAACAATTTTCTTTAATCCCGAATCCATATCGGCGATTTCAAAGGTTAATTTAATTCTCGAACAAGTAGTGTCATACGCTATAAAAGTAGAAGCCGTTACGAACGTAGTCGTGCAGGCACTCGCCGTTCCCTGCGTAACAGATTCCACTGAATCCGTTGCCACGACATAAAAAGAATAAACTGTTCCCCACGTCAATGGCGTTACCTTAAAGGTATCTGGATTCGTAGCAGACGATGTGATAGAATCGTATTTCGAACCATCTTTCCACAAAACCCATTTCTTTACCGCAGAATCAGGCGTTGCCATTTGCACCTTCAATTGCACCGCAGTATTCTGCTGTGCCAATGTCGTCATGGTTATCGTTTTGGCCGCCCACGCCTGCGAACCCCACAGACAGGCCAACATCAATCCAATTAGTAACTTTTTCACCCTACCCCCTTACCTGAGTAATCGACCCGTATTGCGGACTCGACTTTTTATTTGCACTTTGTCTAACATTTCCTTCCGAACCCCCTGCGTTCTTCTTGGCATTAGAACCCATACCACCTTCTTGTTCCATGCCACCACCGCCAGTAATCGCAGCCAACTGTGCCATCGGAACCAACTGCCTCGCTAAATTAGCAGCCTTCATCAAATCGTCGTTCTGGTGCATACCGTAAATCTCACATACCTTAGCAAATAATATCGGCACAAATCCCATAAGTATCGGATTTGAATTAGCTATCATCAACAACTGATTCATTTGCTGAACGGCAACCATGTTGTTTAATTCTCTGTCCTCATGCTCCCAGATAAAATCAACGTCAACACCAAGAACGTCAGGAGACATCTTGACCATCTCAAACGACATTCCATCCATTGCCGTTACCCTGAATAATTTATCCGCAGTCAAAAACTTACGATTCATGTCGTGAACCATCTTGGATAATTCTCCAACAAACGTATCCCCAAATACGTGAATGTGCAGGCCGATACGCTTGGCTGCCTCATTAGTCAATAGCGAAGCCTCTGTTGCCGTCTTGCCACCCGCCGCCTGCCCAACCACGTAATCTACCACACCAGTAGAACGCTTGGCGAAATCATTAATCATTGCAACCAACTGAAACACGCTCGGAGCTATATCGCTAAACTGAAACTCAAATATCGCATCATGGGGATTACCCCTCGTATGCCAGATACCCGCAGGCCGTATCACAGCCTCGGTATCATCTACCAAAAGTTCATTAATTCCCACCATTTTATTAATTGCCATTTGCTGATTATCAAGAGCATTATTAATCAAGTCCTCAACAACTTTAGCCAACTGCGCTCCCGACTCAATCAATGGCACACCATAAAACTCATGGGGTGTCTCAATAATTTTACCCGCTATAAAAGTCTTACAATTATAAGGATTGTCTGACTGCCTGATAACCTTCTTACCATCAGCAATAACAATAATAGAATCATCAGTCTGATATTCAATTAATTCAATAGGCTTAACCAATCCGCCTTTATCAGACTGATGACCCTCAATGACCAATATCTCTTGTTTGTTCTGGTCTTTATAATGCCCACCTCTATCGCCCTGCGTTCTCTCAACCAATTCATCAATGTTAGTATAAATTCCCTGATTCGCCATTTCAATCACATGGTCAACGCTTTTATACGTTCTGTGAGCGCACCATTGGGCTTCTCTTATCGTCGGCGATGGGTCAACAAAGAAATCAAATATATCCACTAACTCAAAAAACACATTGTCATATATCGGAACCATCTGTTGTTCGGGCAATGACCCTAATTGCGGCATATCCTGTAATATCGGTTGATAAACAGTCCGCATATCCTCTTTATATCTCCAACAAACTTTCGCAATACCAGTCCCATATACCAACGCCTGAGTCAGAATATTATAAACCAACCGACGATATTGGTTCTCCAAATCATACTGATAATTCTGATAAAGTTCAATCGCCTTAGCCGGATATTCGTCCATCGGTTCCCGACCCTTGACTCTGACATACGGCCTTTTGCCACAAAATATATCGAATAACCGACTCTTAACTACCTCAACCCACTCAAAAGCAAGGGGAATAGAACGATTGGAACGTCCGCCAATTACCGCATCACTGCGATAGTTGCGATACATCTTGTAATGCTCAAGCCATTGATTTCGCTTGGTCTGAATATCACTTTCGGCCAAACGAATTTTAGCCATTATCTCACTAACTAACTTACCTTCGTCCATCCCTTACCCCTACTATTCTTCCCGTATCAGAAATAATATACGCATCTTGCGGTCTCATACCCACCGTAGCAGGTCGAATACCCGTATTCACAAGGTATCTCAAACAATCGCAGAAATCATCCTCACGCTTCAATATCTTCTCACTATAAGACTTTCGAGCATCGGTGTTCAACTCACTAAACGAATAATGCCTTAATTCTTTTATCAAACCAATGCAATTATCAAATACCCAAAGACCAACCGGAGTCTGGTCTAATAGTTTTCTAATCTCATATATACCACTTTCAACTGCCTTGTTCGCTGCTATCAAGGGGAAACCCTGCTCTGCAAACTCGTCAAACGGATTCACACCCGTTATGTTATCCTTCATGTTGAGAGAGGGGTCTCCAATTCTGGCAAAAATTCTGTCCCTTCCGTTATAGACCATAATATTAGCCACAACGTCGGGTATAATTCCCTTAGTGCGTAACTCTCGGTAGATGACCCAATCGCCCTTCGATACTCGTCCATAGTCTGACTGAGCCATTGCCCCCCACAATACGGAAGTCGGTTTAGCAAGATGTGGGTCAACCGATACGACTCTTCGCCAATCGGTCGGGATGTCAAAAGAGGGTATAACGTGCTTTGACTCAGAAAACTGTGGATAAATGAGTCCGTGAAGTGCAATAAATTTACCCTCTTTACGTATCTGCTTCTCTTGGTCGGTAAGCCCTGCAAGAACCCTATCCTTCTCCTCTTGTGGTAAATATGGATTCGAGTCCATATCCATTAAAAAACACTCAATATTGTTCGTCTTATTCTTTTCCCATATCTCCTGATATACCCAAGTCATACCATTAACGGGAGTCATTGTTAATAATGTTACCCCGCCCCTATCAATAAGTCGCATTTG